CGCCACACAAAACCAAAGTTATGGCCGTCACCAATATCAAACTCAGACGAGCTAATGTAAGCATCAATTGCAACAGCGGTGCCGGTCGTATCATCGTTCAGCCCCGTCTCATGGTTAATCAGATTGCCTGTCAGCGTATTAGAAAAATAGTTTGCCGCAATTGGGTATGACTGCAAGCCAGAGTCAAGCCAAGCAGTACGGGACATAGTTCCGTAGTACCAAATCTTTTCCGCGTAATTGTAAATAACGTACCTATCAACGGCTGACGAATTGGCTGAGCAATAGAACCACCAGACTTCATTAAAGCCTTCGTTAGTACCTGCAAACACCTGCAAGCCTTGCTCTTGGTTAATGTCACTAAACACAAAACGACGCAAATCACAGTTAAGCGTTTGCACGCGGCCATCATAGACGTAGAACTTGTCTACGCCCATCCAGTACACAATACCTGAAGCAATCACAGCCGCGTTAGGACTCATGATAGAGATGTTGTCACCAAGCAACTGTGGTACCCAGACGTTAGGGGGGCCAAGGTACTGAAGCGAATATATAGCCGAGTCGGTAAATATTATAATTTCTTGACGAGTCTGAACTGTAGTAATAATCTCAGAGCCATGAGAAATACGTATGAACCCTGCTTGGTTTGTAGGATCAGGTGTCCAATTAAAAGGATCGTCTTGCCCGCACCAACGAATTAACATGGGATCAAGTGTGGCCGAACCGTAGTCGTTGCAACCAAAGGTCAAGATAAAACGAGATGTGTCAGAAACGGTTAAGTTATTTAAAACTGTAGGCACATCTACAATTAAGGATACAGCGCCTGTGCCTGAACTAGACGTATTGACTGCGTTGCCTGCGGAATCAAGCAGTTTAAATGTTAGGCCATTTACTTCAAACACAAAATATGTAACAGCCGCAGACACGCCAGTGGGCAGTGAGCCGCCAGAAAACTGCAAAGCTGCGCCTTCTGTATATAGTATGGTAGAGGTCACCACAGTCGGTGAAGCACTTGTAAAGCTTACTGTGCCGCCAAGAGAGTTTAGAAGAACCCCACGGGTTGTTAATGTAGGCGCTTCCCAATAATACAAACCGCCGCCTCGGGGGTTAAATACAAGGTCTTCACCAAAGTTTTGTTGACTCCACAACCGCAACGCTATTGTGCTTGCTACTCCGTTACCCCACGTACCAAGACCCCATCCACCCGCACCCCAACCAACTAAAGGAACTTGAATTGCTGGGCCAACACTGATTTCGTATGCGGCATTAACAATAGCGCCCCCTCCACCAGTATCCGATGCATTGGCTGTGGCCGTGGCTGTAAATGTGTACGAGTTGGCATTAATGATTGTTATTTGATAATTGGCATTTAACACCACTGCGGTAATGTTTCCACCTAAACCTACAGCATTACTAAAAGTTACAAAGTCTCCTGTAGAAGCACCGTGTGCTGTGTCTGTTACCGTAATGGTAGCGGAGCCATTTGTAGCTACAAAAGGGTTGTTATTGATTATGCTAGATGCTCGGATGGGCGTAATGTCGTTGTACACGCCACCGTTTTCTAAGTAAAACTTAAGGTTTGTGCCCACACCAATAATGTTTCTGCCATCAAGCAGTGTCCAGTTCCACAAAGACCGGCATACACCTTGAAACGTGGTTGTAGAAATGCGTTGCCAGCCACCAATTACTTCGGGATTACCCTGACGAAAGCGTACCTTGTCGGCCTCGTACCAACCGCCCTCGGTGGTGTAGCGGGTGTTCTCTTTATTCACCCCCGGCTTAAACAGGATTTTTTGTAGTGGCATCGGTCAATCCAATAAGGTGCACTCAGCCTTGCGGCGTTTAAACAGTCCCGGCAGTACCTTACCGCCACCTTTAGTCCAGAGCATCAGTTGTTCTTTTGCGCCTTCCCAATCATTGGCGTTGATTTTCCTCTTTAACGTGCTTGTTTGCAAGCGCCCAGTGCCTAAATTGTAGGCAAAATCCACGATAGCATTGCACTTACGTACGTCAGTAATCAGACCGGGGCAGTTACGCAGAACTCCGGGTAGGTACGTATGTTCAAGCTCAATCATTAAAAGGGCGTGAGCCTCTTCCTGACTCATTGGTGCATCTTCTAGCGTTACCTTACGCTTGTCTGCGTAGTAGGTAGAACCATAGCCAATCGTGGCTACGTTGGCAGGGCACAAATACGGCTTGGAGCGAAAGCCCTCAAACCGTTTACACATCTCTGCGGCTAGTGCTAAGTTCATTCTTCGTTAAGCTCTTCAGCGGCAATCTCTGCGGCTTCGTCTTCTAAGATTTCTTCAAACCCGCAATCACATGGGCCATCAACGTTAACCAAACAAGTAGTAGTGTGTGCCATTTATAAACCCCTTTTTGCTAATGTACGATCAAGGAACCAGAAATTTATTGTGCCAGCCAGCAGTGCTGAGAAGTCAGGTGACATCATTATCTTAAACACTTCTACGGGAGGAGCGCCAGCTATCCATGCATTCCATGCAAACCATACGTGGATGAAGCTCCACACAAACAGCACCCAGTACGTAACGACAGGGCGAACTGATGCAGACAAACTAGCCGCCCAGCCACCTGCGGCTTTGACCATTGTTGCTTGTTGTTCTATTGCAGACTGAAACGCATCCATTACGCCTACGTCAATAGCGGCTTCGCGTTGTGCCCCGATCTCAGCTAACTTCTGCTGACCGCGCAGTGTCTCTAGTTCGCACTGACGGGCAAACATGTTTAGTTCGTGTAAACGCTCATTCTTCTTATCAAAATACTTGAGCACCTCGGGGGCCATACGGAACAGCCCACCAAAGATGGAGCCTAGAATACCGCCACTTAATATGTCTAACATTTTTTGTCCTTTGTTTCTTCATTTTGCATCAGTTTGATACCAGACAGGAACCCAATCATGCCGCCGATAAGTGTAGAAAAAGCGGGTGAAATCATCTTGAATATCTCTGCGTTGTCCACCTCTTTGGCCCACAAACCCAATAGAAACGCCGTGACCATGGCCAAAACAGAGATGCACAGGGTGGTGCTTACCATCAGCGTGACGTACAGCGTTAGCTTTTCCTTAGTGTCCCGTATCGGTTCTTGCGGTTTCTTGGTCATTTCTTTTCCCGTTCAAGTGCGTCCCTGTAGCCATGAACAACTTTATTACGCAACCATGTGGAGTCTGCCGTGCCCGCCCACTCTGCCAGATTGTTCCAGATCACCATGTATTCGGTTGACTTGCAATAGGGCGCATTCTTGTCGAGCCACGCCATCATTTCTTTGTGCCGTATGGTCGGGTCGTGGACTGTGTAAGCAATCCCATAGAACTCGCGCACATGGCATCCGCTCTTGGCTACGGCTCCAACTAGCCCCAACACTAACAGTAACAGAATGAGCCAACGCATTTACCACATCCAACTCCATGCAATCATGTACGTGCCAAAAATGACAAAGGCCACTATACAGGCTGCGGCAATAAATGCTTCAGCCCAGTCCCACATCACGCTGGCTCTAGTATTTTCACCTTGGCTGTAATGACTGCTGTCGATGTGTCTCGATCAATTGTCATGTAGCCTTGGCAAGTGATGTTGTAGTCAACCCCGTTTGCGTCTTTCTCGCTTTTAACGGGCACCGTGATGTCGAGGTTCTTAAACAAAAACTCTTTGCCGTTTTCAAACACGCGCCAGACATGATCCATTGATCCACGGCCTTCTTGACCACGGCTTTTATTAAACCTGATCTGGTACGTGTTCATATAATTTCAGCGGCGGGTGGTAACGCACAAGCCTGTTGCGGAGCAGGTATTACAGTCAAGTTGAAGTGAACAAACTTAATGGGAAGTTCTGCCGCATGGCGTGTAAACGAGTGCATTAACCACGAGTTGGCAAAGATCATCATGCCGGGCTTGGGCGTGAAGTTAATCATCCTACTGGCTGGCGTTGCCATACTAATGTCTTGCTCTGGCAGATCAATTTGGACTTTTCCTGAACGGGGGTCGTGAAAGACTACCTTGGAGCAATCTTCTGGTGTCTTAAGAAAATAAAAGCCAACGATCTGTGAGCCGTATCCGTGAACGTGAGCATCCATTGCAGAGTGCTTGTGGTGCTCTTGTGTCCACATTTCTGTGAACTGCACCGCTTTGTCTTGCATGGCGTACCCCTGCTCACTTAGAATGTTCCATGCAGTTCCGCCTACGAACTCTGTAAAGCCTACCATGCGAGGGTCAGCATAGTAACTCTCCGTCATGTGCATGGGGTAGATTTCATTAAGCTGCTGCGTTTTCTTGGCGGTTTCGAGAAATTCCTCAGAGACAACATTGACCCCTTCCAAAAAGTCGGGGCGCTCAATAATGTAGATTGGGCATGGGAAGTGGTACGCAACTTGGAGCTGCGTCTGCTTAACGACTTCTGCTACCGATTCAGCGGCTTTGCATACTTTTTTAGTTTTGGTTTTCATTCAAATGCTACCCACTGCCAAGCAAAAAAATCAAACTTGTAGTTGCCCTCTGGACGCACTGGCGTGTCTTTCCAGTTGCTATCAGCCCCGCACCAGAAAGTTTTAATTCCAGCATCTAGCTTGGCTTGGTCTGGCTCTGGGCGCGGTATTGGGGGGATCATAGTATTGGTGGCTTCATCCAAAGTCCAAGCTGACCAATTAGATGCTTGTGGACGGTCATTAAACGCATCAATAACTTCTTGTTGTTTGGCTGCTTTTTCTTCAACAGTCATATCGCGCAAATCCCAAACGTCTGTCCAAACTCCGTTAACTTTTTGGTACGTGGGTTTGTCTTTAACAAAGACTTGATAAATAAGGTTGGGGCGTACAACTCGGATAAAAGGTTCCCAGTGGCTTGGCACAGAACCAAATGCCTGAATAAGATTATCTTCATAAGCGGGATGGTTTTTAATCTGCCCATCTTCGGTTTTAATGTATAAATTCATTACAGATTTCCGGTGTTAGTTGATGGGAAGGTGCGTGTAAGACCGGGCCAAATAATACGCACCGCGCCAACGGCGCCAGCCCCGCCTGTGCCTGCTCCTATTTGTCTACCTGCGCCACCACCTCCACCATATGCCCCGCCTGCTCCACCTGTGGTATTGCAAACCCCCGCACCATTTGCACCTGATGAGCCACCCGATCCACCGGTTCCTCTAAATAAGGCGGCCGCGCCATCAGTTCCTTGCCCAAGAATGCCAACGCCACCTCCGGCACCGGAACCAGTAAAATAAGTTACACAACAACATCCAACATAAACAAACCCACCGCCAGCGCCACCACCGCCACCATTAGCGCCAGACGTAGCGCAGGTAGGGGGATTTGCGCCGTCGCCGTTTCCACCTCTACCACCCGTACCCCCATAACCCCCAGCGCCACCACCACCGCCTCCATAAGAACATTTTGCCCCGCCAGTACCGCCATTACCACCGGCATTGCCGATCCCGCAAGAGCCTCCAGCACCATTTACCGCACCGGTTTCACCACCATTTGCGAGAAGAACTCCCGAACTAAAAGATGACAAGCCACCATTGGTTGCGGCAGGGCCACCAACCCCGACGGTTACCGGATAACTACAAAGAGGTGTGACCGATAAGTTATTTCTGTATTGCAATTCTCCGCCGCCACCACCCCTACCGTTACCGGTGTTGTTTGACCCGCCACCGCCGCCGCCAACAGCAACAGCAGAAATAGCCGTTACACCAGCAGGGGCGACCCACGTATAACAACCAGCCGTTATATATTCTTGCTGCCCGGTCACAGCCCCAGAAAAATTAGACAGCATATTGAGCATAATTCCACTCATGATACGTTTCCTGTAATTACTACTACTGTTGTTGTGACAAAAAGAATAGTGCAAACCCCCCTTGTAGCCAAACTAAAAGAAGTTCTTACAGTATTCGTCCCGCCTATGTATGCTGTGATTGCTGATGATGTGCAAGTAATAGCGGCAGTCGTATTGTTGACAACTGAAATTGCGTCGCCCACAGCAAAAACGCTTGCGGGTATTACAACTAAACCGGATGTTCCAAGAACAACAAACTTACCAACATCGCCAACAACCAATGTATAACTTGCTGTTTTAGCCGCGCCTGTTTGTGGGATGTTTAAATAGCCAACTTTATTTGTGCCGTCAACTGTGCAAGAACTTAATACGCCTTGTGATGGTGTTCCAAGTAAAGGAGTCACCAATGTAGGTGACGTAGACAGAACAACGCTACCTGTTCCAGTAGCCGTACTAAAGTCAGTTAAACCAGATTCCCAATCTGCGGCTGTCGTTAATGTGATACCAATACAAGTACACATGGCTGTAGTGCCGGGCAGCACCGTAATAACGGCATTTGCACCAGAAGATTGAACCGAAACATTCCCAGTGCTGTTGTTAACAATGTGGAATGTCCAACCTGTTACCAAAGTGCTAGTCACAGGCAATCTGACTGTTTGGGTGGTTGTGCCCGTAAATTGTTGGTAATAACTGCTTGTATTTGTCAGCGTAGTTGTACCAGCCGCTGTAGCAGTGGTAGTGAACCCCATAAGACTTGCCATTGCCGCTGTTGCAGATGTAGCACCAGTGCCGCCGTTGGCAGTAGCCAATGTGCCAGCTAATGTGACTGCACCAGACGTAGCGGTTGAGGGTGTAAAGCCTGTTGTGCCAGCGGTAAAAGTTGTAACGCCACCTGCGGCTGGTGCTGTGGATGCCCAAGTTGTACCAGTGGATGTCAATACGTTACCTGCTGTGCTTGGTGCTACAAACAGAGGTGTTGAAGTACCGTTACCCAAAATAACGTTGTTGGCTGTAAGGGTTGAAAGACCTGTACCGCCCTGCGCCACAGTAACGTCTGTATACTCGTCAAGCAGCCGCCACCAAGCACTGCTGTGAGCAAAGTACATAGCATTATCTGCGTGGCTGTGAGCTATTGCGCCGTGAGAAGTTGCCGCTGACGGGAAAGCCGCTTGGTTAGCATAGTAAAAAGGGATCATGCTTCCCGTATTTGCTGCCGCAGAAATGGCAGTGCTAAAATAATTTACCGCAGGTATAACGTCTGTACCGTTGCTAACTAGGGCTATCTTTGCTGCGGCTGGGATAGATACTCCAGTCTGGCCTGTAACTTTAAACGTAATGGCAGACGCGGTGTTGTTAAAAACAAAGTACATCTTTGTTTTAGTTGTAGGGACGTTGACTGTACCGCCGCCTGTACCATTAAGCTGTATGTATATGCTTCTAGCTACTCCGGTAGCCGCATCAGGAATAGTTAGAGTGTCAGACCCGCCTGTAGCAGAAAAAGCTTGATACCCAAGAGCTTGGTCTACTAACTCACTTATTCCTGTATTAACTGCTGTACCCCATGATCCCGACAAATCTCCGGTAGTTGGCAACGCCAAAGCAAGATTTGTAGTGAAATTTACTGTTGCCATTTTCTACTCCTAGTTCGTCGAGACAGCAACCCAATTTGCCGTCTGCGTATTACCGATATTCTGCCAGTTTGCGGTCTGCGTGTCATCTATCACACTCCAAGCAAATGCTTGTGAAATTGAACCAATCGATCCGGTTGCTGATACACCCGATATTGACCGCCCCACTCCTAGCGATCCTACTGATCCAGTAGATGAAACACCTGTCAAAGCCGCTACGGTTGTAGGCCCACTTGTACCAACCAAACCTGTACCTGACACGCCTGAGAGTTGTATACCAACCCCCACACTGCCTACTGCGCCTGTACCCTGTACACCCAGCAAAGATTGTCCAACATTCAGTAGCCCAACAAATCCTGTACCGCTTACACCCGTAAGAGCAACGTTAGCACCGGGTATAACAATCCCAGCGTTACCTGTCGCAAAAACGCCGGTAAGCGCTAATGTTGATGTAGAGGTTGAGGCCAGTGTTCCCACCGCCCCTACTGCGCCCACACCCGTGAGCAATAGTAAACCAGAAATACTAAGTATCCCAGTACCTCCTGTTGCCGCTACACCAGATAACGACACCTCTATACCAAAAGAACCTACCGCGCCTGTTGCACTGACTCCAGAAAGTTGTGTTCCAATACTACCTATAACTGTCCCAACAGCGCCCGTGGCTGCAACACCTGTGAGCGCAGTTTGACTACCGCCCCAAGTATTATCACCCCAAGCGCCGTCGCCCCATGCTGTGGACATGACTTACCAATTACGCAATTCGGAGTAATCCGGTCGATGCGTCATTAACTGGCATGGTTAGCGTAAACGTACCCGAAGCAACTGTTTGAGGCGAAAACGTGTAAACGGCTACAGAATTTTTGCCTGAGTTTGTGTCGTTGTACAAAAGCATTGCATCAAATGAGGTAGACAAAGTGACTGAGCTGTACACAATACTTGCTGAAGGCGTTAAAAACGAAGTCGTTCCAGAACTGTTTGGTGCTGTACCAAACGTTACAGTCACACCGCCGGAGGTGTAACCAGAGCCAGACACTTCAGTTATTGCGCCTGTGTAAGACGTTGTTGTAGCATTTAAAGTACTAGCCGCCGTGAATAAAGCCGCTTTAAACACATCAGCAGTTGCCAATGTGTGAGCAGGAACGCCCGTGCCGTTAAACGCATGAACTGCGTTAAATAAGTCCACCTTGAATGAGGTGGTCATTGCTTGTGTATTTGCCATGATATTTCCTTAAAATTCAGCAGTTTCACCAAAACTAACAACGGCACGTTTTAATTGAACGTGAACCGAGCGATGTACTAATTCACCTTCCAACCAATACTCAACCCAGTTGGTTGTTTCATTCTCATTATCCAACGAACCTTCACGCTTTTCAAGCAATGATTCGTCCATATCACCTTTAGTTGTGGTAATCAATTTGAACTCCTGATAAGAGCCGCCGTAGCGGTGTTGGCTGGCATGGTAATTGTGAACGTGCCGGTGGATGTTTTGTCAGACCCAAAGTCCAAAACGGCTATGGATGGATTACCGGCAACGGTATCGTTATAGATTAACGCGCATCTTGCGGTGATTGCGCCTGTCCAAGAGATGTTTGGGAAGCCAACAAAAGCTGTGTATCCAGAAGACGACACCGTGATAGGCGTTAGTATTGCCCCGCCAGCGAGGTAAGTGCCTGTATTAGGTACTTCATTGGTCGAATTGTATGCAGTTGTATCTTCATTCAAATTCGCGCTGGCTGTGTACAGGGCAATCCTAATAACGTCAGTCGTCAAGTCATGTATGCCTTGATAAAGCTCTGCCTTAAAACTAGTGGTTTGGGTCTGGATAATTGACATATCAAGTTACCTTCTGACGGAACTGACCAGAACGGTAAGCGTCTTGACGCTCCATACCATCACCCAAACGCTTGGCCAACGCAAGAGCTTCCATGAACTTCTGGTTGTATAGCGCCATCATGTCAGTCTCACCCTTCATGTAGGTGTAAGCCTCAACCAAAGATGCGTACAAGAGCACGGGGTCAAAGTTATCACCCAGCCATGAAGTGTATGGAGAAACTGTGATACTTGGTGGGTAGAAAAAATAGTGCAGTTCTGCCCCGTATGCGGCGTCTGGTGTTGGGCCAAGGATAAAAGTTAGCTCTGCCGGATTGTCTGAGCGTGGGCCAAACAGTGCGTAGTACTTAGGGATCCCTGTGTCTGTGGGCTGGGGATACGCCTGCCGAATAAAGTTAACGTCTTTGTTTAACAAGTACTCGTACTCACCATTGGCGCTAATAATAGCTAAAGAATACACCGCTAAAAAATCTGTGGGGCACTGCAAGTACTTGTTATTTGTTGTAGTTGCGCCTGTCACATTTTGGCGAAGCGACGGAAACTGCACCGAGTTAAATATACGCTCTTCAGCTTGCGTAACGAACACGGGGATATTAGCCACGAAATCTGCTTCCGTGTTCTCCGTGTACGCTTGGATCGCGTTGCTGAGTGCGGTGTAATTCATGCCATCGGGCCTCT